AGAGGAAATAATTGTGGACACATTTTTAGGAACTGGCTCAACACTTATAGCGTGTGAAAAGAATGGAAGAAATTGCTATGGAATGGAATTAGACGAACACTATAGCGACGTAATTATAAAAAGATGGGAAGACTACACAGGACTTAAAGCAGAAAAAATATGAGTGAAAATGTTGAAACAACAACGAAAAAACAACTAGGAGGAATAACTGGCAAGGGATTTGTTCCAGGTCGATCAGGAAATCCGGCAGGGAGACCCAAGGGAAGTTTCAGCTTAGTTGAAATGATTAAGAAAAAACTCCAAGAGATACCAGAAGGAAAAGACAGAACTTATGCTGAATACTTTGTAGAACAGATAATGAAGAAAAGCGTGATTGAAGGCGATACATCAATGATGAAGGATATGATAAACCGAGTTGATGGAATGCCTAGACAAAACATAGGGTTAGATGGCGGAGCAGAAGGTCTACCAATAAACATATTGAATAATGTACTCAGTAACGACATCAACGAAAAAGATAATAAGCCTCAAACAGAAGATTAGAGCAGTGGCAGGTGGTACATCAGCCAGTAAGACCATTAGTATTCTGTTGTATCTGATTGATAAGGCACAAAGGGATAAAGTACCAACTCTCACCTCTGTGGTATCAGAATCAATCCCACATCTGAAGAGAGGAGCTATCAGAGATTTCAAGAATATACTCAAAGAGCATAAGTATTGGAATGAGAGTAGATGGTCAGCAACAGATAGCATTTACACATTCGAGACAGGAAGCAAGATAGAGTTCTTTTCAGCAGATAATCCAGACAAGCTCAGAGGAGGAAGAAGGGATAGATTATTCCTGAACGAAGCTAACAATATGAGCCTCGATGTGTTCGACCAGTTAGAGGTCAGAACGAAAGAGTTTGTATTCTTGGACTGGAATCCAACAAATGAGTTTTGGTTTTATACGGATATTCTAGGTAAGAGAGAAGATTTAGATTTTATCACCCTTACTTATAAAGATAATGAAGCACTGAGTAGAGAAATTATCGAAAGTATTGAATCGAGAAAGAACAGAAAAAGCTGGTGGCAAGTATACGGACTCGGACAGCTCGGAGAAGTAGAAGGTAAAATATACAAAGATTGGCAGATAATAGATGACATCCCACACGAAGCAAGGTTAGAAAGATATGGATTAGACTTCGGTTACAGTAATGACCCAACAGCGATTTGTGCAATTTATAGATATAACGGAGGCTTTATAATAGATGAGGTAGCTTTCCAAAAAGGACTTTCCAATAAACAAATAGCAGACATTTTGAACAACAAAGATAAAGCCTTAGTGATTGCAGATAGTGCTGAGCCTAAGAGTATCGATGAAATATCAAGTTATGGAGTTTTGATACAGGGAGCGACAAAAGGACAAGGATCAGTTAGTCAAGGAATACAATTCGTACAATCTCAGAGAATTAGTTTGACCAAGAGAAGCACCAACTACATCAAGGCTTATAGAAACTATTTATGGAAAACAGATAGAGACGGAAAAATATTGAATGAGCCTGATCACTTCTTATCAGACGCGATGGACTCAATACGCTACGGACTAAGCTCATATCATCCTATTATCGAAAAAAGACCAATGTACTCCGTTAAACAACAAAATTATGCCTGATGCAAAAGAACAAAAAGATTATATCAAAGAGATAGAGAGCTTCATCAATGAGTATGAACAGGGTAATATAGAAGTTTCTCCTGGTGTTTCTTATTCAATGCGTGCAGTCAATGAAGAAAGTTATCGTCTATACAACGCACAATTTGCTACAGGTAAGATTGAACCTAGTGGATTTATACGAGCATTTATGAGAAAAGCCTGGGTTATATACAGGACGCTTGTTATGAACTCAGACATCGACCTTAAGAACATGAACATCCGTTCTCTGAATGGAGTGAAGGTCAGACTTGCGGCACTTATAAAAATGGCTTTTGTATCTCATCTTTCTAGGAATATGTTCGGTGAGTTCATTGATAAAGTAATGGGTGAGATGTGCTGGTTTGGTACTTCTATTGTAAAAAGATTTGACGGAACAGTTGATACTGTTGATTTGCGAAATTATATAACCGAGCCAAATATACAAAATCCGCAAGAAAGACGTCACCTTGAAATGTGCCATTATTCTTACGACAAGATGCTGAGCTACAAAAAAGACTGGGGAAACAAGTGGGAAGAAGTAGAGGAAGTGTGGGAAAAAATGCAAAAAGAAGGAGAAAGCCAGTTTAAAGTATTGGAGTTTTGGACATTCAATAATGAAGGAAGAAAGATTTGCGTGAAGGCTCTTGACAATACTATCACCGAGAAAGAACACGCAGAAACAGCGAGCGAATGGTCTCCATATATACAGCTTGATGTGTTTGTAGCACCATACAAGAAGAAACGAAATTCAAAAAGACTTCAGAAGACTCTAGGAGTATACGAAGATATGTTTCCTTATGAACAGTTTGACCTTTTCCGAGTATTCGGAAGACAGCAAGCATTTGGAGTCGGAGAGTTGCTTTCAGACATCTCAATCGTGTATAATACTGTTTTTAATACGACAATAAAAAATGTACAAAAGGCTTCAATGGGTGTACATATACATAACGCTGTAGCAGGTGTCAGTGGAATGAGTGAGCTCTTACAAGAGAACATAGCGAACCTTTTAGAGGGTGGTGTTATATCACTCGCACCAGGAGAGTCTATTAACAATTTTCCTTGGGATGCTAAGATACAGGACTTTGATATGATGGAAAATAAGCTCTATGAGCTTATGAGGCAGATTATAGGAATAACAGCACAAGGGACTGGCGAAGAAGTACCAGCTTCTACGAGTGCCACTCAGGCTTCAATCAATCAACAAAATGCGAATACTGTTTATGACTTCGTAAGAGAGAGAATGCACCATGGAATGAAGAAGTTATTTAATAACGGATACGCCGAAGACATTTGGGATGAGATTGATGAGAACGAACTCACTGCTATTGTAGGAGATCCGACACAACTACAAGAAATGGATAATTTCTACATGGATAACGCTATGAACAAGTGGGCGTTGGATGTAAAAGAAGTAAGTGGTGTATATCCGAGTAAAGAAGAGTTTATCTCTAATAGAGAAAAAATACGTCAAGAACTTCTTTCTCAGAAAGATATGCGTTTCCCAGAAATAAAGAAAAGCATCGCAAAAGGTATGGATACAATGTTTGAATTTGACCTGACACAAGAAGCATTTGATAATAAAGGTCGTTTTGACGCTCTAACGGCATTGAAAAACGATCAGACATCAACTAAGAGTAAAGCGAAAATAGAAGATGAAATATTATTGATGCAAGGACTCAATCCAAGACAATTTGATAAATCTCAAGAAGAATTATTACAAGAGCAAGCAGTATCTCAGGCACAAGATACACAGGCACAGGAAGAATTAGCACCACCTTCACCATTAACTGCATAAAATATGAAATCAGTATTTTATTCAAAAGATAAAGCTGAAGAACAAAAGGTAAAGAAAACAGAATCACTTATTGAACAAGAGAGAAGGAATATTTATTTTCAAAGACTCAAGAAAGATAGGGCTTTTAGAAAATATATACTCGAAGATATTATAGACAATGAAATACAAATCAACAAAGATATCTCCAGCTCACTTGCTTCTTTCATAACAGCAACTCCTGAAGAGGTGAAAAGTATCATAGTAGGAAAATCAGGAGCATTGAAATCAGCAGAAAACATTAAAAATAGAATAGTGATGAACTTTTGAGGTTCATCGTTCAGTCCATTATGTGAAAGCGTTTAAGTTTTCGTGGATTGATAGTAAACCTCAAATATATGTCTATCGAAGACCTAAATCAGGAGGAGGAAGTTGAAAAAACTAACCCTACTACTGAAAGCGAATCAGATGACGCATCAGAGCTTAAAGACCTCTTTGCTGATGAATCGCAAGACGAAGAAGCAGATGATGTCGAAGCCTTGAAGAAAGAAATCAAAGACCTTA